ATCATCCATACCTTTAATGCTGACCCTTTCTTCTAGTCTTGTTACTTTGTTATCGAGTGTATTTAGTCTTTTAAATATTTCGACTGTAAAGGATTCACGTTTTTTACCCGCCCCCATTGCGAGCATAGCTATTACGGAAACCGAAGCCCCAAGTATTGCTGCAATAATCTCGTTCACCCTACCCCCTATTGATTTTGTATATAGATTAGAATAAATTAACTGAGTTAAGTATTGAGAAAATGTCACCTGATCCCGGTACTTACAACATTACGATATATAGGCGAAATGACTGGAGTAAGGAGGTTACTTTAACGGATTCGACTGGAAGTGCAGTTAATCTAACGGGATATAGTGTTGCGAGTGAATTTTGGAATATAGATAGAACGAAGAAATGGGTAGATGTAACGACAACGATATCGGATGCAGCAAACGGTAAGGTAACGATGAGTTTAACGGACAGTCAGACAGCAGACTTACCTGATACCAGTTATTATGACTTGAA